TGTCTGTGTGTAACCCCACACACATTCTGCACCTATTTTTGCCCCCCCACACCCCTATCGTATAACTTGGCCTTAACAAGGAGAAAAAATCATGCCTGGCAGACCTAAACGACGCGCAGCGATAGCTAAAGTGGAAGCGCTTGGCGGCGCAACTTATCTTGAAGAATATTTACTTAGTGGCGGCACCATAACTGGCCTTGCTCGTGATCTAGACTTGGATCGTGGCTTTTTGCAGAGGTTGGTCAACAATCACGATGACTATAAGCGTGCTATGGAGACTGCCCGTGAGCAAGGCGCGGATGCCCATGCAGAGGCAGGCTTTGAGATCATGCGGAGGTTACGCGAGGAGCGCAAGGCAGAGCGTGCCAATGCAGACCCTAATAGCAAGACTTCTGATTTAAGCGCGTTAGACGTGAGTATTGCCAAGGAGGAAGCTGCACAGCATCGTTTTATTGCAGAGGCTTGGAATCGCAGCAGATATGGCAACACGGCAAACCAGACGCAGATCACGGTAAATCTTGGGGATATGCATTTAGATGCGCTGCGTAAGGCCAAGCTTGTGCAAGACACGACCAAGACGATTGAGCACAGCGATGAGTAGTGCGCCGCGTAACTTTATGGAGGAATTTGTTGCTGCGTATGGCAATGATCCTGTGCTTTTTGTTGAAGAAATGTTGGGCGCACAGCCGTTTGACTATCAGTCTGAGTTTTTGCGTGCTTTACTTGATGAACGTAAGATGAGCGTGAAATCTGGGCATGGCACCGGCAAGAGCACAACCGCGTCCTGGGCTATGTTGTGGTTTATGTTGTTGCGGTATCCATGCAAGGTTGTTGTGACTGCGCCGACCTCGAGCCAGTTGTTTGATGCTATGTTTGCTGAGTTAAAGCGATGGATTGGCGAGTTGCCGAAGGAGTTGCAGCAATTGTTGAACGTGAAGTCTGACCGTGTGGAGCTTGTGAGCGCACCGGCAGAAGCATTTATTTCATGCAGAACTGCGAGGGCAGAAACGCCAGAAGCCTTGGCAGGAGTCCATAGCGATCATGTTTTGCTAATTGTGGACGAGGCTAGTGGTGTGCCAGAGCAAGTTTATGAGGCAGCGGCAGGCTCAATGTCTGGCCATAATGCTACGACGTTGATGTTGTCTAACCCTACGCGTAGCAGCGGCACGTTTTTTGAGAGCCACAATCGCATGGCGAATAGTTGGTGGACGCGCACATGGTCGTGCAAGGATAGCCCGTTGGTGAGCCATGAGTTTGTTGATGAGATGGAGCTACGGTATGGCCCTGAGAGCAATGCCTATCGAGTACGTGTGTTAGGTGAATTTCCGCTTTCTGATGATAACACGATTATTCCGTATCATTTGGTTGAGTCTGCGCAGAACCGTGATGTTGTTGTGAGCGATGAGGCAATGGTTGTGTGGGGCTTGGACGTTGCGCGGTTTGGTTCTGATGCAACGGCGTTGTGCAAGCGTCAGGGACCGATTGTGACTGAGCTACGTTCTTGGCGTGGGTTAGACTTGATGCAGACCACCGGTCGGGTTGTGGCTGAGTATGAGGCATTGGCACCGTCTAAGCGCCCTGCTGAGATATTGGTTGATAGCATTGGCGTGGGGTCTGGCGTTGTTGACCGTTTGCAAGAGTTGGGTTTGCCTGTGCGAGGCGTGAATGTAGCAGAAAGCCCATCTATGGGTGATACATATATGAACTTGCGGTCTGAGCTTTGGTTTAAGTGCAAGGCGTGGTTGGAGGATCGTAGTTGTAAGCTGCCGAAAGATGACCAACTTATTGCTGAGTTAACGGCCATTCGGTATAGCTTTACGTCTTCTGGTAAAATGAAAGCTGAGTCTAAGGATGAGATGCGCAAGCGTGGCTTGGGTTCACCTGATTTGGCTGATGCGTTGTGCTTAACGATGGCTTCTGATGCTGCAACTGCATTGTCTGGCGCGTTTAAGACGTGGCGCGGCGAGCTAAAGCGGAATTTGCTTGGCATTGCGTGAATTTTTGGGCGTCTAAGCTCTCTGTGTTAGGTTGTAGGTGCAACTTATATGGAGGTTTTTGTTATGCCTATGGTGAACGGTAAGAAGTACTCTTACGGCAAAAAGGGTATGGCTGCGGCTAAAAAGGCGGCGAAAAAATCTGGCAAAAAAATGAAGATGAAGAAGAAGTAATGGCAAAGAAACCTGGGCTATATGCCAACATTCATGCAAAGCGCAAACGGATCAAGCGCCAGAAAGCAGCAGGCAAGACGCCAGAGAAAATGCGTAAAGTAGGTTCTAAGGGTGCGCCAACAAGCAAAGCTTTTAAGCAAAGCGCAAAGACGGCTAAGAAAAAATGAGCATATTTGACGAATTAGCTAGATCAGGCGGTTATTATAATGCTCGTGATATGTTTGACGGCGGCGGGGCTATGGCGCGTGGTGGTCGTTTTCAAGGTGGCGGTTTGTTAAGCATGATCGGCAACCTGGCTAATTCTCTTGCTGGTCGAGACATGGGCGAACGTTCTGCATATTTTGCAAAGAAGCCTATGCAACGGCCTATGCCTATGCAGAATAATGCGCCTCGAACGGTTGAGCCAAGCATTACTTCTGACCCTAGAAATTTTGCAAGAGGCACAGAGCCTAGGATGCTGACTGAAGCAGAGAAAGAGGCGCTTGTTATGGCGCAGTTTTTCCCTTCTGCAATGCAACCAGTTATGGACCCAATGCTTAACACCCCCTCTGCCCCTATGCAGTTTGTGCCGCCAAGCTCTCAAATTGATCCAAGATTAAAAAAAATAAGTGATTTTCCACCAGTTATTCCTGTTTTGCCAGAAGCGCCTATGCCGCCAAGCATTAATACGCAATCTGCAAATATTTTAGCAACGCCTGCCGGTATGTCTGATATTGAAGCTCAGTTGCGCCGTAGGTTTCCAGATGCGACAGACGAAGAAATACGAAGGGCAATGCAAATGGTAGCAAATTCAAGGCCTTACAACTAATGCCGACCAAGCGCAAAAAAGTATCGCCAAGCAAAAAATTTGCAGATGGCACAACATATAAGGATGGCGATGGCAAAACGCGTCGGCGTGTATCGTCTCCTGGCACAGAGCGAGGCAAGGCATATTGCGCAAGAACGATAAGCCAGAAGCGCACGCCAAAAGTCAAAGTACGGCGTAAGGCTTGGGGTTGCCGTGGTAAAAATTCAGTGAGGACGTAGATGGCAATTACGACATACGCAGAGCTTAAAACAGCTATAGGTGATTTTCTTAACCGTGATGATTTAACAAGCGTTGCGCCAGATTTTATTGCTCTTGCAGAAGCAGACATTAACAGGCGTGTGAGGCATTGGCGTAACGAGGGAAGAGCTACAGCGCAGATCGACACGCAGTTTAGCGCCCTACCCGCAGATTTTGCAGAAGCTTTGACATTCCACGTAACGTCTGGCGATTTGGCTCAGATCGAGTTGTTGAGCAAAGCTGAGATGTTAAAGCGCCGTAAGTCTAGTTCTGATGCAACTGGCAAGCCTGCTTTTTATGCAATTACAGCGGGTGAGATTGAGGTGTATCCAACGCCAGATGGAACATACACGACAGAGTTGTATTACTATAAGCGTGTAAGCGCGTTAAGCGACAGCAACACCACCAATGATATTCTAACGTATTTCCCAGATGTGTATTTGTATGGCGCACTGGTACACTCTGCCCCTTATCTTAAAGACGATGCGCGTGTTGCAATTTGGGGTTCTATTTACGCGCAAGTACTTGCTGATATTAACAGCGAATCTGAGGCAACCAAGTTTGGCGGTTCTGGCCGTCGCATGAAAATAAAGGCGTATTAACCATGAGTTTTAGCAATACATTTGAGACGCACGTTTTAAACTACGTGTTCACTGCAACAAGCGTAACCAGGCCAACAGCTTGGTATCTCGCGCTATTCACAAGCAATCCGGCAGAAGATGCAAGCGGCACTGAGGTGTCAACTTCCGGCACGGCATACGCAAGGCAATCCGCTGCCTTTACTGTGTCGGGCAATACCGCGTCTAACTCTGCCGCGATAGAGTTTCCCACAGCTACGGCTTCTTACGGCACGGTTACGCATGTGGGTGTGTTTGACGCAAGCACTAGCGGCAATCTTATTGCATACTCGGCGTTGAGCACAAGCAAGGCGATTGACACGGGCGACGTGTTCCGCGTGCCATCTGGCGATCTTGATATAACGCTCGATTAATGACTAACACCACCTACAGAACTGGGTTCGGCACTGGCACATACGGTGTTAATGCCTTTGGTCTGGATGGTGTGTTTAAGGATGGTGAGGCCATTGTTATTGGCGTTACCACCACAGCTAGCGGCGTTGTGCGTGTTCGGCTTGCGGCGTCTATTCCGGCGGCATTGTCTAGCGTTACTTCTGCCGGGCAACGGGTAAGAGAAGCAGCGGCCACAAGTTCAGCTTCAGCGTCTACGTCTTGCAGTGGTCAGCGTGTGCGAGAAAGCAGCGCCACGTCTGCCGCAAGTTTTACCAATACGGCTTCAGCTCAACGGGTCAGAGAGGCAAGCGCCACCCCCGCCGCGTCTGCAAGTAATACGGCTGTTTGCGAAAGAATTAGACTTGGCGCGGCCACAGTAACACCGAGGGCCACAACAACAGCCAATGCCACAACAGTGGTGAGCGTGACGGTAGCAATCCCATGCGTTAGTACAAATGTTGCAACAGCGAACCGCGTGCAGTCTAGCGGTGGTTCTACAAGTGCAGCATGTAGCATTACGGCTAACGGCATAGAAAAGTGGGAACCAATCGCAGACGTGACCGACACCTGGTCAGACGTTTCCCCGGAGAGCGACACCTGGTCTGACGTGGCAGCCGAGAGCGATACATGGTCAGAGGCGGCGTAGCATAGAATTTTGGTAAATCAGACCTTTTGTGAGATAATTTGGTCAACGAGCTAGGCAGTTCGTTTTCCCCTACATCATTGGAAGCGTGCGCCTAAAGCATTGCAACTTGGAGATCAAAAATATGGCTGACACCACCACCACAACGTATAGCTTAACCAAACCCGAGGTTGGCGCTTCAGAAGATACATGGGGCACCAAAATCAATGCTAATCTAGATGCCGTCGATGATCTGCTTGACGGTACGACGCCTGTTACTGGGATAGATATTAACTCAGGCACGATTGACAATGCGGTGATCGGTGGAGCAACCCCTGCGGCAATTACTGGTACGACGATTACAGGTACGAGTTTTGTTTCTTCTGGCAACATGACTTTCGGCGACAATAACAAAGCCATCTTTGGCGCAGGGTCTGACCTACAGATTTATCATAGTGGAGCAGCAAGTTTTATTAGTGACCAAGGTACAGGTAGGCTAAAAGTTCTGGCTACCGATCTTTCATTAAATAACGCAGGTGATACAGCAAGTTATATAGTTTGCACAGATGGTGGTGATGTTCAGTTATATCATAACGGCTCAGCCAAACTCGCCACAAGCTCATCAGGTGTTGACGTAACTGGCACTGTCACGGCTGATGGGTTGACTGTTGATGGGTCACCTGTTCGATTTGTTTCTACTGCGCCTATGCTGCATTTTATGGAAACAGGTGTTACTGACAGTAACCATCGTATCCGTCAGAACGCAGGGAATTTGTATTTCCAGAAGTTAAGCGATGATGAAAATACTGATACAACACGTATGGTTATTGATGGTGGCTCAGGCGACATCAGCTTCTACGAGGACACAGGCACGACTGCCAAGTTATTCTGGGATGCGAGTGAAGAAAGTTTAGTCGTTGGTGCTTCTTCAACGGCTACTGTTTTTGAAGCAACTGGCTCAAAGAACGATCAGTGGGCAGGGAAGTTTACGAATACAAATAGTGGCGGCTATGGAGTTCTGGCTATTACGGCAGGGTCTACCGCAAACGAAAGAGCATTTGAAGTTCGCAAAAACACTTCTGACACTGTAATGTTTATAGATGGTCTGGGCAACGTGGGGATTGGCACGACAGCCCCACATGATGACGGAGCAAACTTTAGTACGCTTACGCTTAATGGTGCAAAAGGTGGTAGCATAGTTTTCTCAGATGATGACGTTAATCAACATCAAATTTATACAACAGATGATAATTCTCTTAGATTTGCTCGTGGTTCAGGTTTAAGCAGTGAAACCATGCGAATAGACAGCAGCGGTAATGTCTTGGTGGGTTCCACTAATACTGCCCCTGCATCGAACAACGTTGATGGTGTATCTTTAAGAGTAAACAACAGTTCTCAGTTTTCTAGATCAAACGATCCTGCTTTTGCTGTAAATCGAAAAGGAAACGATGGTGGACTAGCTACGTTTATGAAAGACGGCTCCACTGTGGGGAGTATTGGGACTTCCAATGGCGGTGACTTGTACATTGGGAATGATGATACAGGACTGTTGTTCGCAGGTGGCTCTGATATGGTTATACCGTGGAATCCTTCTGGGCCAAGTTCAAGGGATAATGCTATTTCTATAGGGTCTTCATCGCATCGCTTTGAGCACCTTTTCCTATCTGGAAATGTAACTGCAAATGCTTTGGTTCACGATGGTGATGATAACACTTTTATTCATTTTCCATCATCGGATACTGTTGCATTTAATACAGGCGGCTCAGAACGCATGCGCATTGACAGCAGCGGTAATGTTGGGATTGGCCTTACGGCTCCTAGTTATACATTGGAACTGTTCAAGGCGACTGGTAATTTAGTAAGATTTTCTACTAGCGATGACAACAACGGAGCAACAAATCCTTTATCAGTAGATTATAACACTGCACTTAGAATTGATAATGTATATTCTGGTTCTCCCCCATCTGCAAGTGGAACTAAAGTAGCAAAGATACAGCTAAGTACTGTTACAACAGATGGTTATGGTGCGTATGGTGCTATTGTAGTTCATGGTATTGGCAGTGGTTACGACTCTGGTGAAATGGCTTTTGCTACAGGTTCCAATAGTTCTGGTCTTATGACAGAACGCATGCGCATTGATAGTAGCGGTAACTTCCTTGTAGCTACCACTAATTCTGCTCCTGCCACACAGAACACAGATACTGGTGCAGTAATAAGTAACACAGGCCGTATTTTTGTTACAACAGATGCTCACCATGATCTTAATAGACAATCTGATGGAGAGATAATTAGATTTAGAAGTGCAGCTTCTCAAGAAGGCAGTATATCAGTTTCTGGATCAACTGTTAGTTACAATGGTTTCTCAGGTCGGCACGAAAGTTCTGGAATACCCACAACAACAGCCAGAGGTACAGTTGTAAGTACAATAGACGAGCTTGATGTTTATTTCTCAGGCCCAAAAGAAGGGCAAGCTCGCGCAGACCACGCAAAAGTAGAGGTTTCTTCTAGTGCAGGTGATGCTTGCGTCTATGGCGTTGTTGATGATTTTACAGACGATGGGTCAGTAAACATAGTGTCTGTCGGCATTGCTTCGGTTCTTGTCACAGGCGCTTGTAGCAAAGGTGACTTGCTGGAAAGTAATGGTGACGGTACTGCTAAAGTACAAGCTGATGACATAATTAGAAGTAAAACAATCGGAAAAGTAACAATTAGTGACAGCAACACAGGCGTGAAGCTTGTGTCTTGCGTAATGTATTGCGGTTAAAAGGAGTAATAAAATGGCTGTAACATACACTTGGACTATCCCCACAGTAGAAAGAACTTTATCTGACGGTGGCATCACTACAATCCACTGGCGCTGCACTGGCGTCGATGGCGATCACTCAGCAAGCAGCTACGGCACAACAGGCCATGAGCCAGATGCATCAGGCAGCGGTTTCATTGCTTACGACAGCGTAACGGAAGCTAACTGCATTGCTTGGGTGCAAGGATCTGTATCTAAGGATGATACTGAAGCGGCTATTGCTGCTCAGATTGAAGCAGACAAAAACCCAACCAGTGGCTCAGGACAACCTTGGGCCGCATAACTTAACGAAAGGAGATCAACATGGTTGAAGATAAAAAGACCATTACGATTGACGATGTAGAATACACAGAAGACCAACTCAGCGACGAGGCAAAGGCTTGCATTAATCATTTGGGTTCACTGGATCAAAAGATAAGAAGCGCAGAGTTTAACTTAACGCAACTGCAAGGTGGCAAGGAGTTTTTCTTGGGTAGGCTAAAGGCTGAATTGCCTACGGCTGAGTAATACAAGTACCAAACACTAAAGGGGCGTCGGGTTGGCGTCCTTTTTTTGGGTTTTAAAGCTTCTGTGATAATGTGAAGGCGTAGCATTTTTGAGGCGTGCATGTCATTAATTGACTTGAATATCCCGGCGGGCGTTTATCGCAACGGCACCGATTTACAAAGTATGGGCAGATGGAGAGACGCAAACCTAGTGCGATGGCACGACGGTGTTATGCGACCCGTTGGCGGTTGGCGTAAAAGATCAAACACTGCAAGCGCGGCCAAGGTGCGTGGCATGTTGACTTGGATTACAAACAACAACACGCGTTTTATTGCTGCCGGAAGCTACAACAAACTTTACGCATACACTGAAGCAGGCATACAGCATGACATTACACCCGCAGGCTTGACGGCAGGCAGGGAGGACGCCAACGCATTTACTGGCTACGGCGGTAGTTTTTACGGCAGTTATAGTTACGGTATTGCACGGCCAGACTTTGCGAGAATTGACCCGGCAACAACTTGGCACTTGCAGCCTTTTGGTGAGTTCTTACTTGCTAATAATTCAGATGACGGCAAAATCTATGAGTGGCAATTAAGCACTGGGTCTGCCGCCGCACTGTTGAGCAACGCCCCCACGAGCAACCGGGCAATCCTAGTGACGCAAGAGCGTTTTCTTTTTGCGTTGGGTGCAGGCGGCAACCCTCGAAAGGTGCAATGGTCAGACCGCGAAGATAATAACACCTGGGCCCCTGCCGCAACCAACGAGGCGGGCGATTTAGAGTTAAACACGTCAGGTCAAATTATGGCGGGCGTAAACGTGCAAGGCCAGGCGTTAATCTTAACAACAAGAGACGCCCACGTAGCAAACTACCAAGGCCCACCATTCGTTTATGGCATAGAGCGTGTGGGCACGTCTTGCGGTTTAGCCGCGCCAAAGGCTTGCGTTGTGGTTGACGCCGGAGCTTTTTGGATGGGCGTTAATTCATTTTTTACTTACGGCGGTGGTCGCGTTAGTGAGATTAATTCTGACGTGAGCGATTATGTGTTTAGCGATATAAACAAAGCGCAAATTAGCAAGGCGTTTGGCATGGCTAATTCTATGTTTGGTGAGGTTTGGTGGTTTTATCCTTCAAATGGCTCTTTGGAAAATGACCGATACGTCGTGTTTAACTACATGGAAAACACTTGGTATATCGGAAACTTGCCACGCACGGCAGGCGTTGATCGTGGCGCGTTTAGACAACCCATGATGTTCGACGCTGATGATCGTAAATTGTATGAGCATGAGGTGGGTTTTGACTATGGTTCACTTACGCCTTTTGCTGAGAGTGGCCCGTTCAGAATTGGCACTGGTGACAACGTTGTTAGCGTGACTGAGTTGATACCTGATGAAAAAACGCAAGGCGATGTAAACGCGGTGTTTAAGTCTAGGTTTTACCCTAACGGCACTGAGCGCAGCTACGGCCCCTACTCTCTTTCTAACCCTACAAGCGTAAGATTTACTGGTCGGCAAATTCGTATGCGCGTCGAGGGTCAAAGGCTTTCAGATTGGCGCGTGGGGATTAATCGCGTTGATGTTGCAACTGGTGGTCGTAGATGAGCGCACAGTATCAAGCTCCGCAACCCTACGGCGATGATTGGCAAACTTGGGCAAGGCGGTTGATGACCTACTTAGGCCAAACCAGATCGGCCATCGTGCAGCAAGTTGGCGATGAAACGGCTAAAGAAGATGGTTATCTGATGTTTAATCGGAGCACCGTGAAACCAGTGGTCAGTCAGTCTGGAGCGTTTAAAGAGGTAGTCGTTAAGCAATCGGTGCCTGCGTCGAGCGTTGGGGCTTCCGGCGATAGCTCCGGCCTTATTAGTTGGGATGCGAATTACATTTACATTTGCACGGCAGCCCATGATGGAAGCACGAATATTTGGAAGCGCGTTGCTTTAAGCGGAGGTGCGTTTTGATGCATCCAGAGTTTGAACGGTGCAAGCCTCACATAGAAGCAGCATTAAACTATTCTGGCGGCACGCATGACATAATTGATATTTACGAGGGGCTGCACAACGGCACCATGCAATTGTGGCCTGCTGAGAAAAGCTGCCTAGTTACTGAGATCATAAAATACCCAAAGAAAAAGGTGCTCAATATTTTCCTTGGTGGTGGCGATCTCACCGAAATTTTATCCATGCATGACGATGTGATAAGTTGGGCAAAACAGCAAGGATGCACAGCATTGAATATGACAGGCCGTTTTGGGTGGAAAAAACCATTAGCGAAACACGGATGGGAACCAATGCATACGAGCTACGCGAAGGAGATATAAATGGGCAAGGGTGGATCATCTACAAGCGTAGAAATACCGCAATACATCGAGGATGCAGCAAAGAACAATTTGCAACGCGCAGACTTCGTTAGCAAGCTCGGTTTTGTGCCGCAAAGCTTTGGGCCAACCGTTGCGGCTTTCTCACCCATGCAAATGAACGCGTTTGGCAATACGGCGCAAGCTGCTGACGCATTTGGGTTAGGCACTCCGATGGGCGCAGATATTTATGGCGGAATGAGTGAACCAACTACTTATGCTAACGGCGTGCGTGCGTACTCTGCCGCACCTATTTTTAATCAAACAATGAATGAATTTGCGGCGGCTCGACCAGGGCAGTTTAACGCTATAAACAGCATGTTCATTAATCCGTTTTCTGGAACTTACGACCCAATGAACCCAGTTTTACCCGGCGATGGCGGCACTGTTGGCGGTGGCACTGGCGGTGGTGGTGGCGGCGGTTTCGGCGGTGGTACTGGCGGTGGCGGCGGTGGTGGAAACGGTGGCGGCG